GGACTTCGGTCCCCCTGTTACTCTGCGAGCCACCGCAGAGCCAGGGTTGGTACGCCCGAGGTGTTAGACCCCGGCCGAAAGCTCCTAACCATGGGGTTAGTAGGACGTGGTAAATGCCACTGAGGGGTTGGAGAGCTGGTAGAGCGAGTAAGTCGGCGTAAGGCCCGAGTACGGGCCTCCCAGCCCGGGTCAGCCTAAACCTGGCTGTGATACCCGGTGCATGGAGGGCGTGTCCCAACGCTCGATCGCTGTAGGGTGGGTCCCTGCAGTTGGGTGTGGCTACCCTGCTCGTACTGCTTGATAGAGTCCCGGCGGACGGACCAGCTCTCGTCAGTCCGTGGAGTTGCACATGGCAGTGTACAATTCCTTAGTTGTTAGGGCGACCGTGGCAGCGCCGGTAGCGCTGTGGTGCCTTTGGTCCGGCATCGGCTTCGTTTGTGGGGCGTCGACCACCCCCACTACCGTCACTCCTTCTCCTACTCCTTGCTCTGGCTTTTGGGACTGCATCCACCGCGGTTTCCATGGCTTTGGGGTCGCGCTGCGTGACAATCTGCAGTACGGAGGTAGGTTAGGGTTGGGCATCGCTAACCCGACTCTCAGCCCTGACCTTGACTGGGGTAAGCGGCCGTTTGACGCTTCCGGGGAGCGCCTCCACGGGCAGTTCTCTGGTTTCGCCGAGCGCGTGGCTGAACTCGGTCGTAACATCTCAACTACCCTCCGGGCGGGTTGGAAGCGCACTATGCTACGTGCTGGTGCTGGCTTTATGAAGGCCGCAGGCGTCGACTTCGGTTCCGAGGTCGCACGCCAGGCGGCTGCTAGTATGGCTAGGCGCCGGCGCTCGCTTATTGCGTCTGCTCCTAGCGTGGCCCCTCAACCTTCCACTTCTTTCCCCCTTTTCACTGTGTGCGTTCTGGGTTTTGTGGCTCTGTTGCTTGGCGTGGCGACTGGCATGGGCTGCCGCTTGCGGCTGCTCGCGCTATTGCTGCTGTGCTCTTGCGCTGTTCCTGCTGAATCCCTTCCCACTTCCAGCCGCGCTTGTTGGGTGCCAGAACATCGGGCGTTGGCTTTCTCCAATTGCTGCAATGAGACGGACATCTTCTGGTGCACGCCGTGGCTCTGTTGGACACTGCCGGGTTGCGCCGTTTGCACGGCGGAGCACGGTTGCTGGACGATGGTTGGCTCTGGCGTGAGCATCGTCCCATCTTCTAAGGTGGGGCAGGTGCGTCGCAGCTCTATGGACTTCTTCGGTGTTCTTGGCTGGGTTGGCGTCATGGCGGAGGGTACTGGTCTAGGGGAGTACTACTCTGCGGCGATAGTCGCGGGGGCGTTTCTCATGGGCCACACTGCGCCGTCTGACATCATCTGCAACGTCTCATGCTCGCAGGCGGGCACCACCTGGTGGTACCAGGCGGCCCCGACTGTGTCGGCCATCATCGAGCTACTCTACTCTTTACCTCATGCCATTTTCAGTCTCATTGAGTCCATGCCATGGGTCTTTGGCTCTTTGCTCCTCTTCCATCTTGGCTGTGGTCGCTGGGTCCAGGTGGTGCTACTTGTCTTTGCCGTGCCGGGCGTTCTGGCGGACTGCCCGCACTCCAACGAAACATTTACGAACGAGGAGGGGCAGGTCGACTCGTGGCCCTTTCGTTCGTGCACTGACAAGGATTTCGCCAGTAATGGCACTACCTGTGACTGTCCCTTCGGTGTGATAATTAGGCACTTCAATAATGATACAGACCCTTACTTAGACATTCCAGCTATCTGTCCTGAGTCTTTCCCTTACACCAACTTTTCTTGGTTGTGCGGTTGGGGCTCCTGGTGGTGGGTGGCGCATGGTGTGGAGCGACCCTACTCGCACCCCTACATGCCGCCCTCGCCATTCAGCGCCATATGCTACATCCTCACCAACCGCACTGTTCTGTACAATGCTACTATCTATCCAAACACCTATGCTGGCGTGGGCCGTTACCCGAACTACACCGCCTCAGTGTTGGGCCCTGCGCCCGTCACTTCGTGCATGCTCGATAGGCGTCCGGCCATGTGTGGCGACTGCTTCGGCGGTTGCTTCTACAGGGACGGGTCCCACAGCAGACCCTTCGGGGTTTGTGGTGGGGGCGTGCGCGACGGCCCATGGCACTTTGCTCCCCTTGCTGTTATCTATGGCAACCCCAACGCTCCTTGGTGGGTTCCGACTCGTGGCACCGCTGAGCTCTTTGCGACGAAGTATCTACACGGTTACGGCTGCGGCTTAGTCAACGGCTTGCTTAATTGCTGGTCGTGTGAATTGGGCTTCAGCTCTGACCATAGGTACAATCTGACCACTGGAGTTTGGTGGCCGCTGCCTGGCGAGCCTACTGAGGTCTGCATAAACCCACAATACCGTCGGTCGCGACTGCCGCCCGGCCCCTCCTGGCTCGAGTTGATCCAGCACACCGTGGATAAAGTGGTAGGCCGGACGAAGTGCAACCCCCGCAAGGGGTGGTACCCGGTCTGCCGCGATTCCGCGTGGTACCCGCCGGATGGGGGCTTGGTGGTTCTCGTCGGTGACACCCAGCTTACTGACTCTTCACCTTTACTCCTTAAGCATTTTCTTGGGCTTTACGTGGCGCTCGTGGTTTTCATGGCCACGGCCGGAGCTCGGGTGGTGCCGACGCTGTTGGTTCTGTTCGGGCTTTTCTGGTTTGGCTATGCGGACTGCTACCCGCCATGTGAGTGGGCCTACTGCTCACAGTACGTCTGTGCAACCAGCGGAGGCTGCTTCGTCGGCGTTGGGGAGGGTCTTTGCGCGGGGGCGGGTCACCTCGCCCCCTGCGGCTCGGGCTCTTCACTTCCCGGCTCGGCGGTTGACGCTTTGCCCGTGGCGTATCTTGCCCACTACATAGGCGCCCTCTTTGGCGTCCCCTCAGGCTCTTGGCTGTGGTTCTTGGTGCAGGCTTTCTCTGTGCAAGACTGGTACTATCCTGCTGACTTCATCTGTGGTAACTTTACCCTGGTGGGTGCAGAATTGGAGTACGACACCAACTGGCTGGGCTTCATTGCTGCATTCGTGGTCCGCCCGACTGCTTTGGCGTTGGTTGCCATCGTCATCGCCGGTTGCGCGGGCCTACCCTTGCGCACGCACTTTCCCTATCGCGCCTTTGCTGTGGCTTTCCACCTGGCTTCGGTCTCGTTGATTGAGTCCGGGGTCGTCTTTGGCCTGGCGTGGTGGGCGGCTGACTGGTTCGCGCGGGCTGGGGCCGATGCTGCTCTTTCTAGGGCTGTGTTGGCGTCGCCTGTTGTGGGCTGGGCTATCCGCCTGCCTAGCTGGCCTGAGGTGATCCTCGGTGTGGTCTGCGTGGCTTTGTACATGCGGGTGGTGGGCCAAGCCAGGCTCGCTGCCCTCGTGGCTTACAAGCTGTCGCGTGGGCTTGCCGGTGCTGCTTTGGTTGTGCTGCTGGTGTGCAGGGGCCCCGAGCGCGGGGCTCTGGGATATCAGTTGTGCTTACCGGAGTGGGACGCCTCCATTGACTTGGACGATGTTTGGTGGTACGCTGCGGCTTTCTTCACTTTCTGCTGCATTTCCATCAGCCTTCTTACCCGCCGTGGGGTGGTGTTTAAGCTGCGTGTTTACGCGCGTTGGTGCAGACTCTACTGCTGGTTGCAGTTGGTTGTTGGCCACACGCCCGCGGGAGATTACTTCCGTTGGCGTGGTGCCTCCAGCTTGCTGTGGCTGGCTGCTGGGGTGCTTTGGCCCGCAGAGGTAGCGGTGGTCTCCATGATCATCGTTTGCTTCGCGGCTGTGCTTGACGTGTTCGATGCGTTGCTGGAGCGCTTGCTCACGGCTTCCCCTTCTCTCCGTCCGCTAGTCAACCTTGCTAACACTTTGCATTCTTGCCTCTCGGACCCAGAACTCGCTGCTTTTCTGCGGGCGCGTTGGCACCGGGGTGAGTTGTTGTACGACCACGCTGGACAGGTTGCTGCGTCTCTGCGCGAGCGCGTGGTGGCCTTGGACGGCTGCTTGGAGCCTCTGACCCTCACGGGTGAGGCGCTTCAGGAGGTCTACGATGACACCTTCGCTTTAACCTGTGGCCGCTGGTGCGGGGGCAACCCCGTGGTGGCGCGTTGCGGGCGGAGCGTGTTGGTGGGCTCGGCCGCATCAGTGGCTAGCCTGCCTCCAGGTTACACTCTGACTGCCCCGCTCATGGTCTTGCGGCGTGAGATGGGCTTCTGGAAGACTCTACGCATTTCCCTCACTGGGCGAGGTGATTTTCCCGATTCGGGACAGGTTGTCTTGCTCGGAACTGCTCTCTCTTCCTCCATGGCCTGTGGGGTGGGTGGCGTACTTTACGCCACTTTCCATGGTACCCGAGGGCGCGCTCTGTCCACGCCCCACGGGCCTCGCAACCCTTACTGGACGTCTCCTTCGGAGGACGTTGCGTGCTACCCTTTAATTCCTCCTCTCACCTCTCTCACTGCTTGTGATTGTGCCTCTACCTCGCGGTGGGTCATCACTAAGCACGGTACTTTGGTTCATGGCCTTGCGTCTGGCGAGGACAGGGTACGTCTTGACTGCCCCACGCGTGTATCTGACCTCAAAGGCGCGTCGGGGTCTCCCGTTCTCTGTGACAAAGGGCATGCTGTTGGCATGCTAGTGGGGGTACTCGCCAAGTCCGGCCTGGCAGAGACGGCGCGGTTTGTGAAGCCGTGGACCCACTCACCTGGAGACGCGGCCAAGCTCACCGCTCCGGAATTTCCGAGTGTCCCGGCATCGGGATACAAGGAGGTCCCCTACTTTGCACCCACTGGGTCGGGGAAATCCACCAAGTTCCCGGCCAAGCTTGCCCAGGATGGGCACAACGTGCTCGTCCTAAACCCAAGTGTTGTCACCACCAAGGCAATGGGACCCTACATGAAGAAGCTGGTTGGTAAAACTCCCAACATCTTCGCCGGTACTGGGGCCTCAGCCATGCAAATTAAAACGGGTTCCAAAATCACCTACTGTACGTACGGCCGGTTCCTGGTCAACCCCCAGGGATTTCTGGACCAAAAAGCCGTCGTTGTCTGCGACGAGTGCCATGCCACAGACGGTACGTCTATCCTGGGGATCGGGGTCGCGCGCGCCCTGGCGGAGAAAGCAGGTGTACGCTTGCTAGTATTCGCTACGGCCACGCCCCCCGGAACCCAGTTCACTCCGCATGCTTCGATTACTGAGGAGACGTTAGATGGGGATGGAGACATCCCCTTCTACGGAGTGTCCCTCAAGGCTTCTACCTACCTCAAAGGCAGACACGTGATCTTCTGCCACTCGAAGGCGGAATGCGTGCGTGTTGCGGAGAGCCTGGCTGGAGCCGGTGTGAAGGCGGTCACCTACTGGCGGGGGACGCGACATGACGTGCTTACGGATGACGCGGACCTCACAGTGGTGGCGACAGACGCCATCTCCACCGGCTACACTGGGAACTTCGCCACGTGCACAGACTGCTGTAGTGTGGTAGAGGAGACCGTGGATGTAGACCTCAACCCTACCTTTACCATAAACCTCATCACCAAGGCGGCGGACGCTGCGCTCCGCATGCAACGCCGCGGTCGCTGCGGCCGCGGCGCTCCTGGTACGTACTATGCTGTGCAGAAGGGTGCCCCACCGAGTGGGGTGTGTTCCACTGCCACGGCTTGGGCCGCAGCTGAGGCTGGTTTCATGTGGTACGGCATGCCAGCTGCGGACATATCACGGTACCTCCAAACGTTCCAGGACTGTCCATACACCAGCCGACTGGCTGGATCACCTGGGGACGCGGTACGGGTTATGGAGTGCTTGAAGCCTTTAATGCACTGTGCTGAAGTTACTCAGGAAGCGTTGCGCGAGACCACCTGGCCGATGCTGACTGGGATACAGAAGCACGTGTGTTATGAGGCCGATGCGGCCCCGCCTAGCGACGACATCCGCTGGCAGGGCGTGAACGGTACCCACGCCACTCCGTTGCTCTACCGCCTCGGACAGGTTGACAATGCTGTCACTAGCCACCCTTTAGCTCTAAAGATGGCGGCAGCCCTGGGCGATACCTCGTACCATGACACTACGATCGGCCCCCTGCTTCTGGCTGGGGCGGCTGTGGCGGCTGCCGCTGCTATAGCTGACTCGACCGGCTGCTTGGTGGTCACAGCTGTTTGGGAGGTGGGTAGCGGCGGCTCGCCGCTGTGGCCTGGCTCCAAGACGGCTGATGAACGTGGTGACGTGCAGGGGGGCGAGGCCCCGCCCGGGGCCCAGCCTCCCAAGGTCACGCCTGGGGAGGTGAAAGCTGCTAAGGACACGGCGGAAGTCATTTCCGAAGTGGCAACCTCTTTAGACTACTCTTTCCTTTCCACCTTGTGGGGTGCTGCCAGCACGGGTGCTTCCAAAGTGTACACCGCTGGTGCCGCCACGGCTCACTCGTGGGCCGACTGGTGGCGCGCAGCTGGGAGCCCCGTCGCAATGTCCGTGCCCGCTGGCTCGCGAGCGGCTGTGGCCCTTGAGTTCCTTGAGGTCCACATAACCGCTTTGCTGGCTGGCGGCATGGCCATAGCGTCTGCTTCGTCGAGCCCCGTATTTGCCACGCTGGCGGCGCTGCTGTCGGGTGCCAGTGTCACGCTACCATCAAAAGTGGCGTGGGCGCTGACGCTCGCTGGTAGTGCTGCGGCTGGCTTGTGCGGTGGTGCTCGGGCGGGTCTGGCTGTTGGGGCGGGTTTTTACGTGGGGTCTCACCTCGCTGGGCTGTCTGTCGTGGACACGGCGATCAACCTAGCTGCTGGTTACGAGGCCTGCGTTTCCACCTGCGCCTTCGTGCTGGACCTGTTCGACGGCAAGGCTACAATGGCACACTTCCTTCCATGCTTGGCCGGGGTGTTGGCGCCCGGCGCGGCCTGCGCCGGTGTTGCTTTCGCCCTCATCTTGCGCGCTAGTGCAACCGGAGATTCCTCCACTTGGATGAACCGGCTGCTGAGCATGCTGCCCCGCTCCAGCGTGCTCCCCGACGGCTTTTTCGCTGAGAAGCGGAGCGTCCAATTGGGTGAGGCGGTGCGCCGCTTCTCGCTGGTCGAGAGGGTGCGAGCCCTCTGTGACGCCACCGAGCAGGCGGAATTCACCTACACCAGCTGCGGGTGGGTGGGAAGGCTGTTGGAGTTCGCCGCGTGCGTGGTACGCTCCGCGGTGGATTTCGTGTCGGCCCGCCTCCCTGCGGTGCTCCCTCCCTGCCCCGTCGTTTCCTGTCAGCCGGGTTACGCGGGTCCTTGGACGGGGGCTGGTACTGCCATCACCACTTGCCCTTGCGGGCGTTCTGTCACCCTTACTGTACCCCCAGGCGGCGCCCCAGTTCAACATGCCCAGCTTGGCTGCAGGGCGTGGTTCCGCCGCCTTTCCTTTCCCATCAATACCACTACCTCTTACACTGGTACTCTCGCCCCAGACCTCAGTGGGGCAAACGACGTGTCGCTGATGGTGGGCAATGGCAACATCGTCCGCCTGAGGCGTACCGTCGGACACGAATGGGCTATAGTTAGTACTTCTTTGGCATGTCTGACCAGAGACCTGGTCATGAGGGCCGCTTGCCGTGGGCCCGTCGAATCGGGAGGACGACTGGTCTCCCGGCACGTTGGGCCTATGTTGGCCGCCCGGTTTGTGGAGGGCCAGCACATTCAGTACGAGTCTGCTTTGCGCAAGCTACCCATACCCTTTGGCAAAATCACATATCCTAACATGCCTTACCAACCTTGCTTGCTGCCTGAGATTGTCACCGAAGAACGTGAGGATGTGATAGGGCCTTGCGCCGAGGCAGTGGAGACCGCCCTGCAGGTGGCCGACGAGGCGACTGAGGTTGCCGACGCGGTCGTCAAGCAGGCGTCTGCAGTAATGTCTTCGGCGCTTGAGGCCCGCCGCAAGGCTGAGTACGAAGCGTGGCTGGTGCGTGAAAAGGCCCTGGGTAGGGTCTCGGATGCCAGCAGCGCTGAGGGGGAGTCGAGTTCCGCCGATGGCGGCCAAGGGTCCCGGGTCAAGTTCATGTCCACGGATGAATGTATTGGCCAGGGAAGCGCCGACGACCCCATCTTGGACCGTGGAGCTACTCACCTTGCTTTGGAGGACACGTCTCCCGCTGAGCAGGGCCTCGCTGTGGACAGCGACGGTGGCCCGTTGCTGAGGACCGTCACCAGAAGGGCTCCCCGTGACTCGTCACGCGAGGCGGAGGGGGCTTTGATGGTTGGCGTTCCGGAGGTACCGGGCCGCAGTCGCGTTTACGCGCTCGCTCTGCACGGTGTGAAGCTGCTGGACTCCAAGGTACGTAGGTTCGCAAGGATCTCACGTGCCCCCAGCACTCCCACTTTGGAAGAGGCTGCTCAGGTACTAACCCCTTCTTCACCCGCGGTGGCGGACGGCTCGCCCACGCCGCTATCAGAACAGGGACTCCTTGAAGGGTTTGCCCAGCCTGACGCTCCGGCTGAAGTCGGCGACGTTGTTGACGCTGCGTCGGCTGCCGTGACAGCGGTAGCTGGTGTGGCCGAGATAGCGGTAGCTGGCGCAGCTGGGGTGTTGAAGGCGGGCGCTGAGGCCGCTCGAGCGGCCGCGCACGTGGCTGCCCGGACGGCAATAGGCGTCTGGCAAAACCCTACCCTTCGCTCCATGGTTGAGGAGCATCCCATGGAAGACATCAGTACTAGGTATGTTCACATCAGCCACTCCTGCGGCGGTAAGGAGAAAGTGGACACCGTTACAACCTCTGGGAGAGAGACCGTGTTGGAGGCGCTCCACCGCGCTGGCCTCGCGGGGGATCACCAACACACGGTAAGCCTCGGCCGCTTGGGTCTGGCGTCTGACGTCTGCATCCGAGACGTGGCCGAGTCTAAAGATGTTTACCTTACCGCCCGCTGCTCTTCTGCTGCTAAAACGGTACTTAAGCAGTTGGTACACAAGTGCTGTGGGCAGGACACCTCGCTGAGGCGTTACTTCGGTGCGTCAATCCCCGTGTCCCTGCTTTGCAGCCTCCACCCATACGGGTCTAAGGGTGTCTGGTACGACGGGCCTAAAGAGCTGATTGGCACCGAGCTTCTCAGCGAAGTGGGTCCGACCCTCACCCTGGTGCATGAGGAGTTGTGCGGGCCGTCGTACGTGTGGTCCGGACGGGCCATCGCTGTCGACGAGCCTAAGCGGCCCCCCATCTCCAGGCCCCTGACTGCCCAGTTGGGTGCGAAAGCAGACAAGGTTTACATTACCAACCCCCAGGACATCACCAAACGCATCGCGAAGGTGACAATTGACCAAACTGTAGCTGAAGTGGACCAGTGCTTCCGCGATGCTTACAACTGTGCCATCGCGAAGGCCAAGCGGGTCACCCAGCCTGGCTGGACGTACGACGAGGCAGTAGCCAAGTTGCGCCCGGGCAGTGCTAAGGGTCACGTTGCCAAGGTCACTGTGGCCGACATGAAATCGGGCGCTGGCCGCCCGTTCGTGGAGCAGGTCATCAACGACTTGGCAGCTGGCACACTGGAGCACCCCTTCATGCTGCGCCCAAAAGCTGAAGTCTTTCCCCAGACTAAGGAGACGCACAAGCCACCCCGTCTCATAGTCTACCCCTCCCTGGAGTTCCGGGTGGCTGAGAAAATGATCCTGGGTGACCCCTCACTCGTCGCGAAAGCGGTGATGGGGGCTTCTTACGGGTTCCAATACCCGCCTCACAAGCGGGCGGAGGTGCTCGTGAACATGTGGAACTCGAAGCGTGTTCCGACGGCCTACACGGTCGACGGGACTTGCTTCGACAGTACAGTCACGCCAGAGGACATAGCGCGTGAGGGTGAAATCTTCGCCGCTGCTTCCACTAACCCTGAGCTGGTACGTCGCCTACACGAACTGTACGCCGGATCACCGATGATGGACCCTAGCGGGAACATTGTTGGCTACCGGCGCTGCAGAGCGTCAGGCACTCTTACTACCTCAGCTGGCAACAGCATTACTTGCTACCTGAAGGTGTCGGCCGCCTGCAGAAAGGCTGGCCTCATCAATCCATCCTACCTCATCCACGGGGACGATGTTGTAATCGTCTGTGAGAAGACTGAATGCGACCAGTCCCAGGCGCTGGGCGCTGCTTTACGAAGCTATGGTTACGAATGCGAGCCTACCCGGCACGCTGACTTGACCACTGCTGAGTCTTGCTCGTCCAGTCTGGATACTGTGCGCACGGTACGGGGCCTAAAACACGTGTTGCGGTGCGACATGCGTAGAGGGCTCGGAAGGACAGTCGCTGAATGTGGAGACCCCGTGGGGACAGCGTGGGGATACACCATCAACTACCCCACGCATCCCATAGTGATGTACGTCCTCCTGCCACTGCTGCTCCAAACCGCGCTAAACAACGGAGATGGTATCCATCAACCTGTGACCATCGACGTGCGGGGCAACAGTGTCACACTCCCATTAGACACGATTGGTAGAGCGGTACGTGGTCTGCACGGTAGGGACATCCTTGCCGTTACAGGCCATTCTGCCACCGTGTTGCAGGAGACGTATGACACCTTGCAGTTCTTCGGCATGCGCGGCCTAGGACACTGGCGCCGCAGCAGGCGCAAGGTAAAACTGCGCTTGCTGCGTGCCGGTAAGGCTTGGGCTAAGCTAGCTAGGGAGCTGCTATGGGATCCGGGTGATCTGGCACCGCCAGACCTTACTCCCGGAGAGGTACTAATTCCCCCCGACTTGTGGCAACACTCGTGGGAGGGGACTCACTATCAACCTGAGGTACGGGGCACAAGGCGTCGCTGGTGGCCACTCGGTTGGTCGATGGCGCTGTCTTTGCTCTTTGTGTTGTAGTGTAGTGTAGTCTGGTTTGGGGCAGGCACGCTTGCGTGGGGGAGTTGCGCCCCCCCCCAGCCAGCACTCGTCATGATGTGTCGGATGCCAGTGATAGGCAGCCTCCGTTCCGTCTCGGGGAGGTGGTCCTGTACCAGCCGCACTGGTTTGAAGCACAGATTGGCAAGGCCGGAATAGGCTGCTCACGCGGCTGAAGCCGGCAACACGAGAATAGGCTGTACCCACGGCTGAAGCTCGTGTGACCTTCGGGTCAGGGTGGTGACCTACACCGGGCAAGGGCTCACGCGGAGTGTGACAAGCTCCCCCCCCCAGTCCATGGCCGTGGATCGGCTCGTCTGGCGAGACGTGATACGCTCCAGGGGAGTGGTGCCCCCTGCGTACTTGTTAACCACTTATGGCTGTGTCTCAGCCCACCGCGCCGGGTGTTCTGAAGGGCGGCGCCCCGGATTAGCCTCGCCAATGGCGGGGCTTTTCT